ATGAGTGATATGGAGTTTGATAGTTTGCCTTATTCTTTGTATTACGGAATGGATTTTGGGTTGTCAGCACCCAGCACATTAGTAGCAATGAAATTCGATGGTGACGAAACATTTTTCTTTAAAGAGTTATTGTATAAACCAATGAATGAAATGCACGGTACTTTATCAGACGAACTGCACAACTTAGGGATAAATAAAAACATAGAATTGGTTTGCGATAGTTCCAACGATATTAATAAAACAGAGGGACAAAAGCTACGTAATTCGGGGTTTAATGTTATATTTGCTTTGAAAGGAAAAGGAAGTGTAATTGGTGGAATTGAATTATTACAAAAAAAGAAAGTTTATTATACGGCATCCAGCACCAATTTAGAGAATGAATACGAAAATCATAGTTGGAGAGTAGTTCAAGGTGTTCAATTAGACGAACCCGAACAAGGAAACGATCACCTTTTGGATGCAATGAAATATGTTTCAAGTTGGTTTTCTCGAATAAATTATTTAACTTAAATTGATTTTGTATTATTTAATTTTGTAATATTGCATAAATTAACACCGTGTGAAGTTGCACGGCACTTTTAATATGATTGTAAAATCTATTAGTTTGTTTGGTAGAGAGTTGTTTCGTGTCGAAAGGAATCGGGCGGGACAATTCTCTTATTCGTTTTTAGACGGCAGTACTTACGTTGATAACGGTAAGTATTTGGATATGTATTTGACTAATCCTGTTTTGTCTACTATTGTAAACTTTGGAGCGCAATACTACTCACAAATGCGCATTACTCACGTTGATAAAAGTGGTAAAGAAATTGAAAACTCACCATACGTAAAACTATTATCAACACCAAACTACTTTCAATCAAAGGAAGACTTCTTTTTCCAGCAAAAAGTATTTTTAGACGTATCAGGTAATGACTACATTTATCAAATCAAGGCTTTTACAAATGATGTTCCTAAAGCATTATATAACTTAATACCGAGTGAAATTGATTTTAACAAAGTTCATAAAATCAATAAATTCATTGTAACCGATAAAGATAAAAAAGCACTTGAGGAAAAACATATTATTTACACTCTTGACGATACCGACTACAATCTTAAGTTAAAAGATATTATTCCGACTTACGACCTTGCAAGCGGATTAGTTAAAAACAGTTTCTTTCAATCACCATCGAAAGTAAAAGCAATTGCAAAAGTTCTTAATAACATTAATGAAAATGTTAACTCTAAGAACATTAATTTGCAAATGTCGGCTAAGTACATTGGATTAAATACCAATGATGGGAACAGGGCGCAAATACAGGATGCGGATAGAAAATCAGTAGAGAGCGCAATCACACGCAAAAATCTATTATTAACCAATGCTGGTATTGATGTAAAACACTTAGTTTCGGATATGAAACGTCTTTATTTAGACGAGCAGTACGGGGCGGATTTTGCAAAAGTATCGTTATTGTTCGGCTTAAATCGTCAAATACTTGATATTTCAGATAAAAGCAACGGTTTAAATAATTCGGGTTCGCTTATAAATTCAGCATTAATTAGCTACATTCAAAACACAATCCAGCAAACGGCAGACAATACAATGAACTCACTTTCTCAAACGTGGGGGTTGTTTGAACGTGGGGAAAGTTTGAGAGCAAGTTACGACCACTTGCCTGTTATGCAAAGCGTTATTAATGATAAGATTAAAACGTTAACCGCTTTTCAAGAAATGATTAAGCAAGGCTTAGAGAATGGAACTATTGATGCGGTTGATGCTAAGAGCAAAACAAAGGAACTAATGTTAAACTTAAAATTGTAGGTTATGGATATTAAAGAAATTGATAAAATTCTAAAGGATAAAAATATCAATCCACAAATGAAAAAAGCATTAGAAGAAAAAAAAAGAATATTAACTGAAAATAAAACAGTTGAGAAATGAGTAGATTTTGTAAAGAATTAAATAAAACTTTTTCCACTAAGGAATTAATGTTCAAAGAACTTTTAGCTAATGAGCAAATTATTATTGATGCAAAAAAATCAGAGATTTACAAATCTATTGATAAAGGTGTTCAAATAGTAACTAATCAAACATCTATACAAAAAGCATTAGAATCAAACACGGATAAGTCAATAAAATTCGATGATGCTTATTATTACTTTGTTGTCAATTCGTCCAATATTTTAGATAGTCATTCAGACGTTCACGTTGACGGTAATTGGAATAAATCAGTAAAAGACCAACAAGGCAAAGTGTATTTGGTTTTCGACCATTCATTAAAGCGTAATGACATTATAGCAATGCGCAAAGATATTGAAATGTTCACGGCAAAAATACCGTTTTCATTGTTAGGTAAATCTTATGATGGTGAAACTTATTCTTTAATTTACAAAATTGCTAAAGATAAAATTGTAAATAAAGATGCTAAAGAATGGCTTGAACAAGGTCATGAATTAGAAGCGTCAGTTAGAATGCAGTACATTAAAATAGAAACCGCATTTGACACAGATGATAAAGATTACACTAAGCAAAAAGCCAATTTCGACGAATATTACCCGCTAATAGCAAATAAAGAGGAATTTGAGGAGATTGAATATTTTTGGGTAATCAAAGAAGCGAAAAATGTATTTGAATCATCATTAGTTTTGTTTGCGTCAAATAGCGCAACAGGATTAATAAACAATAAACAAGCCGAGCAATCACTTGAAACAAAAGAGCCGTCAAACGACACTCAAACCGAGAAAAAAAGTTATTATTCACATTTATTAAATTAAAAACAAATGAAATTTAAACAATTTTTAGTGTCGAAAGGCATTACTGAGGATGCGTTCAGTAAAATGGAAGCATCTGAACAAGCTAAAATCCATACTGAATATTTAGATACACTTTCAGATGGTACTGCATCAAAAGCTGATTTAATTGAAATTATGTCAAAAGTACAAGCGTTAGAAACCGCTGGAAATGATGTAACAGAATTAAAAGCAAATATTGAGGATGTTGCTTTGAGGATTTTGGAACTTGAAACAAAAGGAGCAACAAACAATGTTCCTGAAAGTTTAGGAACTCTTTTAAAAGAGAAACAAGACGAGTTAAAAGCTATGAAAGAAAAATCAGGCGCAAGTGTGCAAATTACACTTAAAGCGGCTGGAACAATGGCTTTATCAACTAACGTAACAGGACAAGTACCACAAGCCGAAAGAGAAGCTGGTATTACACGAATTGTAAGACGTAACCCGTTTATTTTAGAATTGGTAAACGTTGGTACAATTATGTCAAACGTTTGGGAATGGGTTGAGCAAAAAAACTTAGACGGTGGAGCGGCAATGACCGCAGAGGGCGCTGCTAAATCACAAGCTGACTTTGATTTAGTAGTCGCAAGTGCTAACGTTAAAAAAGTAACGGCTTACATTAAAGTTACAAAAGAAATGTTAGACGATGTTGAATTAATGCGTTCTGAGATTGACCAAGAATTAACAGAGTTGATTAACTTGAAAATTGATGACCAATTATTAAACGGTACAGGATTAACTGTTAATTTAACAGGTATTACAACTAATGCTACTGCGTGGGCAGCTGGTGCTTTTGCTCTTGCTATTCCAACACCTACAAAATGGGATGTTCTTAGAACTGCAATTAACCAGGTCCGTGTTAATTTGTTTGAGCCTACATACATTGTAATGCATCCAACAGACGTGACATCGATGGAGTTATCAAAAGATAGCACAGGTCAATACGTAATGCCACCATTTGCCGCTTTAGATGGTTCGATTGTTAGTGGTATTCGTGTTGTAGCAAATACAGGAGTTACAATTGATAAATTCTTAGTTGGTGACTTCTCAAAAGCTGGTGTAAGATTCAAAGAGGGACTTACAATTAATGTAGGTTATGAAAATGACGATTTTACCAAAAACTTAGTTACAATTTTAGCAGAAGCGAGATTGGTTCAAAGAGTAAAATCAAACCATTACGGGGCGTTTGTTTACGGTGATTTCTCTGATGCAGTTACCGCATTAACTAAAGTGTAATTTATGGGATATTGGGAAGATACAACGGTTGAGGTTACATACAACGGTAAAACAACAAGAGTAGCAAAAGAGGATGCTCATTTATATGAGCAGAAAAAAGAAGCTAAAAAACCAAAAGAAGAAAAATAATGCCACAAATAATCGATATATCATACTTTCAAAAAGCAAACGGTTTAAATATTCCATTAGCTAAAGAGTTTATTGTTGCTAATCCAAGTTTGGAAACACCAAACCAAAGCGACACATTAACTAATTTATGTGAGAAAGTAGAAAAATCGATTTTATTAAACGCATTAGGTTTAGCAACTTATAACACACTTCAATTAGCGTTAGCGGACATCAACAATCCGCTATACGCTTCTTATAAAAAGTTAGTGCAAGGTGATGAATACGATGGTAAGGTTTGGAACGGTTTAGATTATGATTATAGTTTAATAGCGTGGAAAATTTACCAAGAGTTCTTATTTGATACTAACGAACAGTTATCAGGAGTAGGTAATGTACAGGTTAATCCACAAGGCGCAAACTTAGTAACGCCAGCTTATAAATTAGCTGGAGCAAACGCAAACTTTTTAAAACAATATCAAGGCGGTTATTTAAACGAACCAATCATTTATAACGATGGTGAGTTTATTGATTGGCTTGGTTGCGATAATGAATTAGAAGTTAGTTTGTATCGTTACTTAGTTGACAAAGCAACGGATTTTCCAAATGTTGATATTGCAAAGTTTAAGGTTTACGAAAGTTTAAATAGTTTCGGAATATGATAATCTTTGAAGACCAATTAGCAAGAATAGTTGAAATATTGCCACCGCTTACGAGTGGCAGTTTAAGTCAATCTATTAAGTTTGGTTGGGGAACAGAGGAAGTATTGACAAAGTATTTAACTCTATCAGGCAAAGCATCATTTCCGTTAATTTGGTTGGTTGAGAATGATGATACAAATGATTTAAGAGAGCCGAGTGTTACACGTAATGCACGAATTATTATTTTGTATGAAAGTCAAGCGCCAAACGAGTTTAACCCTTATCAGCACGAAAATGATTACAAAGTAATATTGCAGCCTATTTTAGATAACTTTTTAATTGCTTTAAATCAAAGTATGATTAGCAGATACGACGATAAAAATTTCAGAACAAGACGAGTAAAAAACTACTCGATGCGTGAGGAAACGACAAAAAATTTAGTGTTTGTTTGCAATGCTATTGTTTTAGAGGCAACGATTACATTTTCAGGTATAAACACCTGTATAAATCAAAATATTCAATTTAATTAAATAAAAAATAAAAAACTATGGCAATAGCAGTCGGAAAGAACTGTGTTAATTCACAGAGAAACATAGGCGGTGAAAGTTGTGTTGTCAACGAGGGACAACAAACAGGACACATTCAAGTTCCAAAAGGTTGGAGTAGATTAGTGTCAGAGGATTTCGATAAAGCCTATGTACAAGAACAAGTGCAGGCTGGAGTTTTCAGAATTATAGGCGGTGCGTTTTCTTCAGTATCGGAAACGGCAGAACCTACAACAGAGGAAAGCCCAACTAAACAAATGGCAGTAGTGTCAAGAGCATTACCAATCAACACAACCACAATTAAAAAAGGTTGGGAGTTTCATTCATCTTACTATACACAAAGCGGACACGATTTGTATGATGTAATCCCAATGTATGAAACAGGATTTATTAAAGTTGTACTTTCTCCTGATGGGTTGAGTATTAAAGGTTTTGACGCTGGAATGTACGAGGTATATCCATACCAAGAAGCAAATGGAACAGTGTCAGCACAAACAGTAGTTAAATACCAATTAAAAGACAATTACGAAGTAAATGTTTTAGGTATGTTTATCACTGATTTAGATTTCAACCCTAACAACGGAGTTAACAATATTACTGATGTAAATATTATTGCAAGAGCAGATGTTTCAGAAGGTAAAATCTACGCTAAAATTGTTTGGGCAAGAAACCCACAAGTAAATTTAACAGGTTTTGCGGCTGCTAATTTAGGTATTACAGTTAGCGGCGTTGACGATGCTATTAGTGGTGCATTGGTTTATAATTCAACTACTAAGGAGTATGCAATTACACCAACAGCAACATTAACAACAGGTACACCTGTAGTTGTAAGAACTAAAGGAACAACTTATCCCGTTTCTGATGTAGGTGGAAGATACTACAAAGGGACATCAAACACGGCAACACCTGAAGCATAAACATTTTTTTCTGTTTAACAATGGTAAACCCTACCTGCTTAAATGGGTGGGGTTTATTTATAAAATAAAATTATGAAAATATTTAATGTAGAGATTTTCGGGAGTGATGCGGATTGGTTTTGCGAATTAAGCAAAGAAGAAAAAAAAGAATGGATTTTAAACAATACCAATCAAAAAAGTGAAGAGAAAATTGAGGAGTATTTAAACTCTAAAATTGTAAACGACAATAAATTATGTCTTTCGTGTGGTCAATTAGATAACAAAATTCACAATCCAAATGCCAATATCACCAGCGGAATACCAACGACGTCTACAGACAGTACTGAAACTACCAAAGTTACAGGAGATAGTAGCGGAACTAATACTAAAAGACGAACAAGCGTAAAACAACTAAAGGAAAGTGATTACAAAGAGGGTGACATTTACGGTAACGGTGCAAAAGACACTTACCGTAGTTTAAGTTACGCATCATATAAACGCACTTTAAACCCATTAGCTGGTGGAAATGTAGATTTAATTGTTACAGGTCAGTTTGTCGATGCAATGTACTTATTAAAGCCGAGAGGCGGAAAGTATTTATTTGGCAACCGAGATAAAAAGCGTAACATATTAAAAGAAATGTATGGCGAGGATATTTTCGGATTGAATCAACAAGTATTTGCAAAGTACCAAAAAGAAATTATTAGACCACGATTTGTAAGAGCGATAAAAACAGAGGCGAGAATAAGTTAAAACAGAAAAGTTATGAGAAGAATACCAAGAATAGATATTGACTGTTTAAGTGGTAATTACAAACCATCATTAAGTATTTGGTGGTTTATTAAATCTTTGTTTTGTAAAAACAAAAGTAAATACTTAGAAATTTTGTCTCCAAACGCTTTAAATGATTTGAAAAAATACAACGAAATATTGATCGATGTAATAAATAAAATTGAAACGTTAAAAGAAAAAGGAATTGAAATTGATGTAAAATATACTAATGTGTAAATTCAACCACATATCAAACATCCCGGCAAAGATTTTTTTTGATATACTCGAAACTAAAAACTATCAATTGCTAAAACCTAAACCAAAAGAACAAGGTTTAGAACAGGTTTTCATTAGTATTTACGATGATTTTTTCGATAAGTCAAACAATCCCGAAGCGAAAGAGTATTTAGTGTTAGTTAGAAAAGAAGCGTTTTTGGTTTATAAAATAGCAGTAATAAAACAAGCATTGTTATTTTATTGGTCAAATCCAATTACAGAAGAAATGCGAATTGACGGTATTAACGCATTAAATGAGGGTTGCGATTTAAACATTGATGTTAATGCTAATTTCGACGATGAAGTAAAACGTATTTTATCAGAAAACGTTGGTTGGTTAGAGAACGATTTACAGTTTTTACAATCTGATCTAAACCAATTAAAAACCAACGATAAAGGTAAAAAAGTTACTTTTTACGATAGATTAATTAGTTTGTCGTCGTCAGCACCTCAAAACTTTGTAATTAATGATAAAATGACACTTTTAGAATACGTTGAGGTTGAAAGCGCAATAATGAAACACATTGAACAGGTAAAAATCGCTAATAAAAAGAAATAAAATGAGTGAGTTTTTAGATATATTATCGCCGTCGGCATTACGTGATTTACAAAAAGCTAACCAAGAATTAACCACAATGATACGTAACGTGGCTACATTGGGTGTGTCAATGAATAACGTTACATTACCAAGCCAAAACGATGCAGAAGTACGACGTTTAAATGCTGAATTACAGAATCAAGCGACGATAATAGCTAATTTACAACAACAACTTACACGATTAGCAAACGTAAGACAACAAGGAAATCAAAGAACGTCAGAAGAAATTGTTAATCAAAGAACATTAGCGCAAAATGCAGACCGACAAGCACGGGCGACATCGGCACTTGTTGGAGCGTATGCAAATTTAAACGCTCAACACCAAATCGCATCAAGACGTTTACAGGATTTAATAGTTAGAGGTCGAACTGCAGAACAAACCCAAAGACAATATAACCGAGAATTAAGAAATGCACAACGTGAATTTAGACAATTAGACGGGCGCATACAGTCAGCAGACCGCGCGGTTGGAAGATTTAATAGAAATGTAGGTAATTATCCACGCCAGGCACTCGGTTTTATGAAAGACCTTTTAGGTGCGTTTGGTTTGGCTGGTGGAATTACTTTGTTTGCTGATATGGCAAAAGATGCGTTTAATACTGTAAAAGAATTACAGTCTTTAAATATGGCTTTGCTACAAGTAACAGGAAGCCAAGAGCAAATGGCTAAATCACAGGCGTTTTTAGCTGATATATCGGAAAAATACGGTGTTGAGATAAAAGACTTAACCAAAATGTTTACTCAATTCTATGTATCAGCCAAAGACAAAATGGCTGGTAAAGATATTGAAAACATTTTTGAAAGTATCACTAAGGCGGGTGCGTCGATGGGATTAAGTCAAGAAAATATGCAACGTGCTTTTTTAGCAATGAATCAAATAATGGCTAAAGGTGCAGTTCAAGCAGAGGAATTAAAAGGTCAATTATCGGAAGCGTTGCCGGGCGCATTAGGCATAATGGCTAAATCATTAGGGGTTACTGAAAAGAAATTAATGGATATGATGAAAGCGGGCGAAGTTTCATCTGACGCGTTAATTGGTTTTGCTCAACAATTAGAAAAAACATACGGGATTGAAAACGTAGAGAGAATTGATAATATTGTTAATGCTCAAAATAGACTGTCTAATAGTTGGACTGCTTTAATAGCAACTTTTGCAGAGGGCGACGGTGCGTTAAGCAGAGGAACAAAATCAATATTAAACGGATTTTCAGAGGATTTAGACAGACTGAATCAAATGATGAAATCCGAAGCACAACTAAGAAAAGACTATTTAGATAGACAACAACAAGCTGGAAATGAAGCCTCAGAAGAACAAATTGAAAAAATGCGTAAACGTGGCGATTCTGAAATAAAAATACAAACCTATATAACAAAAGCCGTTTCAGCATTACAGAAAAAGCAAACTGAAGTTTATTTAGAAGCCAAAAAATTAGAAGATGAGATAGTTGGAAATTATGATGCCGAATCAAGAAAACGAAACGGAATAGCGTTAGCACAATTAAACAACGATATTAAAAAACGTCAAGGAATGATTGCTGGTTTACAACAATACCTTAAACCCGAAAAAAACAAGGTAGACGGGGAAACTGACAAAACCGAAAAAGACCGATTAAAAAGAGAAGAAGAAGCGCGTCGACAAGCATTCGAGAATCGCAAAAAGCAATTGGAATTGGAACTACAAACAATTGCAGAAACAATGAACGATGAAACACGGTTGGAAGTTGTTAGATTAGAAGCGTTAGAGTTGTACCGATTAAAACGCAATGAAATTACTACTCTAATGTATAATGAAGAAATGCGTTTGGCTAAGGATAATCAAGGCAAACAAACCGAAGCATTATTGAATTATCAAAAAACCACGTTAGATTCTATTAATGCATGGGTTAAATTACTTGAGGGTATTCAAAAAGACCAAATAAAACCAATTGAAGCCAAAACGGTTGGCGATGCTGGTAAAACTTTAGCGGATGGAGCGAAATTAGCAACAGACGCATTAGAGAAACAAAATGACCAATTAAAAATAACAAAAGAAAGTTTAGAGGCGATTCAAAAACAAATTGACGACTATTTAAAATCGTTTCAAGAAGGGTTCTTTGCCGATGCTGGACTGCCTACGCTATTTAAAGTACTTAACAATGAAATAACTGGTTTTGGTAAAAATTTCGCAGTTACATTTACAACAATGGCAGAAATCGCACAAGAAGCGTTTTCATTCATTAGTGAAGCATCAAACCGTAATTTTCAAAACGAATACGACAATTTAGCTAAACAAAAAGAAATTAGTTTATTATTTGCGGGTGAATCAGCAAGCGCACGAGAAGAAATCGAAAGACAGTATGACCAAAGACAGCGTGAAATTAAACGCAGACAAGCACAAGCCGAAAAAAGACAGGCGTTGTTTAATATTGCTATTGATACGGCACAAGGCGTTGTAAGCGCATTAGCATCAACACCGCCAAATGTACCTTTATCAATTGCTATTGGTGTAATTGGAGCGATTCAAGCGGGTGTTGTAGCTGGTCAACAAATACCACAATTTTGGAGAGGTACAGAAAATGCTCCAGAGGGTTGGGCATACACTCAAGAACGTGGAGCGGAGATTATAACAGATAAAAACAATAAAATTAAATATTTAGGAGATGGCAACGGTGCGCAATTAACGTACTTAAATAAAGGAGATAAAGTAAAAACCGCGTCAATGACAAAAGATTTACTTAGCTTTGACCAATCGTTAAACAACATTTTATTAAGCAATAATATTGACGGTGCGCCACGAATTGAGGTTAATAATTCCGCTATGAGTGATGCGCAAGTTGATAGAATTGTTAGAACGATTGAGGGCAAAACGGAGTATATGCCGATAATCGATAAAGATGGCTTTAATGATTACGTTAGAAAAGGAAATACAGTTTATCAAAACAAAAACAGAAAAGTTAATTTTAAAGGAACGCAAGTAGGCTAATTTATGAATCATCCATTTGACACGAATGCTTTTAGATTTTATTTAAAATTCAAAGATTTTAACGATGTTTGGTACGAAATAGCTGAACCTATTGGTTTCGACGGTGTAAACTTTACTAAAAAACAAAAGGCGTTAGGTTACGCACGTGATACCGAATATTTGGATATTGATAAATTAGAGTTTCCGAATCAAAGCACAACAAAAATTAATTATACACAAGTTACCGACCCGTTAGGCAACACATCAGATTTTTTAGATTACGGGTTTGATTGGTGGATGTATGCAATTAATAAAAAAGGATTTGAAGCGGTTATTTTATTTAAAGTTACTTTTAACGGTGTAGATTTTAGAGAGTTTCAGGCTAATTTAATGCACGAAAATTTAACAGATTATAAAACATTTGTTGAGTGCGATTTTGAGGATAACACAAAGGTTGCTAATTTCAAACGCACACTCGATAGTAAATTTAATTTGTTTGCAGATAAAGATTGGAGTGGTAACACAATTACGCCAATACAAACATTTAATTATTTGCGCCGTTCAACATCGTTTTTAGAAACATCAAAACTAAAGCAAGTTGCAAATTTTAGTCAAACAGTTTCCCAATACGGTGGCGATGCTCATATATATCAACCGTGTTTAGGGATTGAGGAATCAGGCATACAAAATACACTTAGTAGCTTTTTAGAATTAGAGTATATTCCTGATACTGCTGATACTGATTTTACAAGGCAAATGATTAGCGATAGAACGGTAATTAAAGCCAAGAAACGCATTACCAATCTAAAAATCAACATTAATAATGTAAATTTAGGAGTATTTACAAGCGGATTTTTCACACGAACTCAATTAGTAGTTGCTTACGGGACAACACCGCTTACTGATTGGACTACAAATCAACTATTTGAATCAACAAACGTTAGTTTTACAGTAGTTAATCAATCTTACGAGGTTATTATTCCATTACTTGAAATAGGGCAACGTGTTTGGATTTACTTTTCAACAACTAACGGAAATCCCACACAGGCTGGAACGCCAATAAGCACGGTTTCGATTAACTTAACCAACTCAATAAAAATACAGTTATCAGCACAAACCAAAGGTTTAGATGTAGTTGTAAAGGCTTTTAGATGGCTTGATATGATTAAACAGGCAAGTAAATTTAATCAAAACATTCCTGTTGATGCTGGATTATTTGAAAGCGGTGGAACTCATTACGATAATGTAATTTATAACAAACGTATGATTTCGCGTCGTACTGATTTTGCCTACACAACACCGAAAGACGTATTAGAAAGTTTAAACGAGGTTAATTGTGATTATGAATTAGACAACAATAAAATATTTATTGGTCACGAAACCGATTTTTATAAAAGCGTTGAGAATGGTGTTTTTGTAGTTGCACCCGATATTAACCAAACTTTACCATTTAATAAAAAGTCAGCAGTCAATAAAATGACTTTTGAGTATAACGGTTACGAAAAAGACCGTACAAGTTTAGGGACTAATCAACGTGTTCACGATTCAATCGAACTAAGAATATTAAACGAAAAGGAAAACTACATTGATAAGAAATGTAATTTCATTCGGGATTCATTAGCTAAACAAAAAGCAGTTGATTTAGAAATTAAACAACCAACAACCGAAACCGAAGATGATAACAAGTATTTTATTGAGCAAATAATTGCTTTAGCACCGTCGAGTTTTGGTAACTTAATAGCAGTATTAGCGATGCGTGGCGTTGGTGGTAATTTAGAAATAATGAATACTGACAGTAACGGAGATTCACAAGAGGATGGGGTTATTATTGATTACAATAGTTTAGGAATCGGAGTTGGTCAAACTGTTAGTATTATTCAAGGGGTTAATCAAGGAAATTACACAGTATTAGAAATAGCAGAACAAGGCGAAAAAATCACTTTAACTCCAATAGGTTTCGCGCCTGATTTTAGTGGTGACGGGTTAATTAATTTAAAATATTTTTATACAGGTGTTGCTTATCAAACACGAACAAATCAGGGATTTAGTTTGATTGAAAATATTAGTGATACATTTTCCGATTTATTCTACACTCCGAAACGAAACATTATAAACTACTTTAGCGAAAAGTTAGCTAATATTATGATGTACGCTAAAAAGAATATTGTAGTAGCTAAACCACCAACGAATGAAAATGCAACAACACAGTTAACAACTGAAACATCGCCTGTAATTGAAAAAGCGGATATTTTATATTCATCATTACCAAATCCATTAATAACTGGGCGTGTTGTAAATAGTACGCTGGTTGCAGAGTACGAGGATGTAGTTAATTATTTGGCATCATACAAAGTTAATCGTGGGTTTATTAGAATTATTGATTTGAATAATAGAGTATTTAGAGTGTTTCCTGATAATGAATTTTTATACAATTTAAAAGATACGGGGTTAACTTTAAAAGAAGCGTCTGAGAAATTCGACACCGAAAATCTAATAATCACAGGCACAATTAACAATCTATTCGTTAACGATGCGCCTTATAATTTATCAGGTGTAGCTAATTGGTGGAAGCTTGAAAACGACTTTATACAACTATTTGACGAAAAAAGTAGACCGCTTAGTAATAAATATGAATTTAATTTAGTAATTTTGAACGATACAACGTACTCAACTAAAAATGAATTGATTGAAGCGTTGTTGTTATTGCAAACATAAAATATGAAACCAATAGGAAGAAAAAATTACGGTTCTATTCCACATTTACATAATTCAAAATTAGGTGATGGAGACTATTATATTGGTTTTGGTCAAGAAAAAATACTCACAATAAAAACAAGAGATAAACATGATAATGTTTTAGCTTTTGAAAAATATGACGGGTCAAACGTTGGCGTTGCTAAATATGAAAACAAAATATTTGCGCTAACTCGGTCAGGTTACGAAGCAAACACAAGTCCTTATAAACAACATCATTATTTTGCTAATTGGGTAAAGTCTAATGAATCAATATTTGTTGATATGTTAGAGAATGGCGAAAGAATAACAGGTGAATGGTTGTTGCAAGCGCACGGATTAATCTACGATATTAAAACAACTCCTATTGTTTTCTTTGACTATTTTACACCATCAAACGAAAGATTTATATTTAAAGATTTAGAAGATAAAACTTCAAGGTACGGTTTGCAATTACCAAGAATGTTACATAGTGGAAATGCAATAAGTGTTGATGAATTACTACCTATTTTAAATCAAAAAACAGACAATATACAAAGTGTTGAGTTGCCTGAAGGGATTGTTTACAGAGCGGAACGAAAAGACAAAGTTGATTTTTTAGCTAAGTGGGTTCGTAGTGATTTTCCAACAGGTCAATTTTGTATTGGAATTGATGAAAAGGATTTAATTTATAATTTCGATATTAACAGTTTATAAATGAACAACAGT